CTACAGATAGCGTAACAGTAATTAATGATATTAACTCTAAAGGTCTTTCATCAAAGCATATTCCAGCATCCGATCCCTCTGCTGGAGTTACACAAGCCGATGCAAACGCTACAGTACAAAGAAACGTAGATCATCTGACTGCTATTCTTGCGTATGATGGAACTGGTCAAACACCTAATGTTAAAGACGCAAGTGATAATAAATCATCTTACACTACAGCTATTACTACTGGTAATACATATATTTCTAACAATAGTTAATGAAGGAGTAACAAAATGCAGGATGGAGTACAAACAGTATCATTGGATGGTGCGAAATACGGAGTAAAAGACTTAACCCCTAGAGTTATAGAGGGGTTTAATATGTTGGTTAAACTACAAGCTGAGATTAAAGAGCAGGCGTATGAAATGCAAAAGTTAGATGCGGCTCAAACAATGGTAATATCTCAAGTTAAACAGTTTATAGAAGAAGATAAAATAAAAGAGCATAAAGAAGATGAAATTTAAATTTGTAAAAAACATTATAGGCGCAGTAGCTCCAACGATTGGAACAGCATTAGGTGGCCCAATGGGTAACATGGCGGCTAACATGGTAGCAGAAGCATTAGGTTGTGAGCCTACCCCAAAGAAGATAGAACAAGCAGTACAAGCCGCTACACCAGAACAACTGGCAGAACTTAAAAAGATTGATGCAGACTTTGAAGTCAAGATGAAAGAGTTAGAAGTTGATTTATATGCTTTAGAAACAAAAGATATACAAGATGCTAGAGGTAAGTTTTCTAAAGACTGGACATCTAGAATGATAGGTTTACTTGTTGTTGGTGGCTTTATGGGTTATATCTTTTTAATCACGCTCCAGCCTCCAGAGCAAAACAGCGAGGCATTGATCAACTTAGTCCTCGGCTATCTTGGCGGTTTAGCAAGTGCTATTATATCATTTTACTTTGGTGCTTCTAATTCTAATAAGGATAAAGACGAATGAATAGAGAAAAACTTATAGAAGAACTGAAACGAGACGAGGGAGAAGTTCTTACTTTATACAAATGTTCAGCTTCCAAAAACACAATTGGCGTGGGTAGAAACTTAGATGATCGAGGGATTACAGTAGAAGAATCTGATTTCTTACTTAGCAATGATATAGACATATGCGTAAAAGAGTTAGAGTCTACTTTTGCTTGGTTTAAAAATTTAACAGATGCAAGACAACGTGTATGTGTAAATATGTGTTTTAATTTAGGTTTATCTAGGTTATTAGGATTTAAAAAGTTTTTAGCTGCTATGGAAAAAGGAGACTGGGAAGAAGCTGGTGTGCAAATGCTTGACTCGAAATGGAGTAGACAAGTAGGTGCTAGAAGTCACCGCTTAAAAGACTTATTGTTGGAAGGGTAATGTATTATAAGTTAATAACATTTAAGGGAATTGCACCTCAAATTTCTCCTAGATTATTAGCAGATACAATGGCGCAAACCGCTCAGGATGTAGTTTTAGATAGTGGACGTTTAGTTCCTATAACTGATAACAGCACTACAGCTACTTTAAACGCATCTGGTAAAACTTCTATATATAAATACACCTTTGGTGGTACTGACTATTGGTTTGAGTGGACTGCAGACGTGAATGTACAACCTGCTCCTATACCTGATGATGCAAACGCAAGACTCTATTGGACAGGAGATACGTTCCCTAAAATGGGGAGTTCTACCGAACTGCTTGCTTCTGGGTCAGGTGCGTACCCTAGAAGTTTTTATCGGCTAGGTATACCTGCACCTGAAAACACGATTACTACAAGTATCGCTTCTGGATCTGACGATGGTACGCAAACACAGCATAGCACTTCATATGTGTACACTTTTGTGTCTGGTTTTGGTGAAGAAGGACCGCCGTCCGCGGCTTCTACCGTGTTTACCAAAGTAGATGCACAGACTGTAACTGTAGCTAACATGAGTACAAGTGCAGGCAGCGGTACGAGCAGAAGTAATACAAACATTACTAAAAAACGAATTTATAGATCAAACACAGGCTCAAACACTACAGCGTTTCAGTTTGTAGCTGAGGTTAATTTAAACGTAGCCAGTTACACAGATTCAACCACTAATGCTAACTTAGGCGAACTTATACCTTCTACTTATTGGATTGCACCGCCTGATGAAAACAGTTCTTTGTACCCTAACGGTCAAATGTTAGGTTTAACTGCTATGCCAAACGGTATATTTGCAGGGTTTTCAGGTAAACGTTTATGTTTTTCTGAACCATTTTTACCACACGCCTGGCCTGTGGCGTATCGTATAACATTAGACGAAGAGATAGTGTCTATTGCTATGGCAGGAAATGGCTTGTTTGTCGGTACAAAAGGCACACCTTATTTAGTTTTAGGTACAGACCCACAGTCTATGAGTGCCATACGTATAGAAGCTGCACAAGCTTGTTTGAACAAACGTTCAATGGTAGATATGGGACCATATGTATTGTATGCAGGAGCAGATGGGTTGGTCGCTGCGACAGGTACTGACGTACAAGTTGTAACGGAAGGACAAATTTCACCTGCACAATGGCGAGCTGACTACTACCCTAGTTCATTACAAGGTTTTTTGTGGGAAGGACGTTATGTAGGATTTTACACTAGTGGTGGTAATTACGGCGGTTTTATATTTGATAATCGTTTTGGCGAACGTAGAATAACAACGTTAACACAAACAGCAACTACAGATGCTTCAGGCGGTTTTACAGACCCAGATGACAACGAGTTGTACTTAATTATTGATCCTAGTAGTGGTAATAGCGTAGTTAAAAAGTTTCAAGGTGGTACTACTAATCAAACATTTACTTGGAAAAGTAAAGAGTTTGTACCTGAACGCCCTGGTAGGATGGGTTTTGTAAAAGTAGATGCAGAAGACTGGCCTGTAGTAATAAAAGTATACGGAGATGGCTCTCTTATTTACCATGCTACGTTTAATAAAAGTGGAGCTACGTATAATCTTACGGGTTCTACTCCTAGTTTTAGTCAGGTAAACATACAAGAACCTGTAGCTAGACTACCGAGTGGTGTACATAGAACATATTCAGTAGAAATACAAGCCGCTAAAATTGTAAACGAGGTTTGTATAGCAGAGTCTATTTCAGAAATAAGGAGTCTGTAATGGCTACTACTAAAACTCAAGTTCCTTCAATACCAGCTGTACCAAAAAATGAACGTGAAGCTATAGCTTTTAACAATTCTATAAAAGAAGCACTAGAAGTACGCCTTGGTCGTAGGGGTGACCCAAAAGACAGAGCTGTTACTCTTAGAGAGTTAATTGACAGCGGGATGGCTAAAGAACTACTTGATAATCCTTTTGATCCAAATGCAGGTGCAGGTGTAACTGACTTTGCTTCTAGTTCAACTTATGTAGATGGTAAACTAGATGATACTAACGATTTAACAGCCCCTTCAACTCCTACGGGGTTAGCTGCATCTGCAGGTAGGACTAAACTTATACTTAATTGGAATAAATCACAAGTATCTAATTTAGCACATACAGAAGTATGGAGATCAAGTGACAGCAGTTTAGGTAACGCAGTAAGACATGACACTACTGAAGCTACTGTTTGGGTAGATAGCGTAGACCCTGGAGATCAGTTTTATTACTGGATTAGACACGTAACAACTGCGGGTATATTCAGTCCGTTTGCAGGTTCAGTAAATGCTACTGCTTCTACTTTAACAGCAGCACACCTTACTGCAGACACTATAACAACAGCTTCTGGTATTATTGCAGAAATAGATGCCTCTCAAATTGATGTTACAAATATTACAGCAAATAATATTTCAACAGGCACACTTAATGGAAGTAATGTAACTGTAACAAATTTAAGTGCTACTAATATAACTGGTGGGAGTTTAAATGTAGATAGAATAGCAGCAGGTTCACTTAATCTTGCAGGAAAGGCAGTAACAGGTTCAGTAGGAACTGTAGTTGCATCTAATAGTATTACTGATAGTGCGATTCCAGACGATACAAATGTGCATAATTATTTGACTACTTATTGGGCAAGTAGTCCGTTTCATGCTTCTGGTAGCAATTATGTGCATATACCAACTGACTCAGGGGGTAATAAAGCTCAAGTAGGATGGACAACACCCAATTGGACTGCTGCATCAAGTTCTAGTACAACAAAAAAATTTATTGTAACTGGTTCTTTAAATGCGACAGGACAGCTGGTTGGAGATGGTCGTGCAGAAAATTTAACTGCTTTAGCAGTCAGACAAACGTCAAGTGCTACTGGGTATCAATCTTCTACAGCAAGTGATTTTATATTATCAAAATCAGTAGTACGAGTAGCTGGTGATCATGTTCTTGGTAGCGTTATATTATCTGGTGTAGTAGATCTTCTTCCGAATACAACATATTACGCTTGGTTGTTTCATGGTATTAGTGATTACGGTCCATCAGGAAGTACTGATGGCGGAGTAGGAAGCGCAATTATAACAGTACAAGGATTAGGAGTATAAAGTGGTACAGAGAACATCAGACGAAATACCTAATATGACTATATGGACAGTGGTAAAAGATAGACGTTACGGTTTATTAACTGCTTCTGATTGGACACAGTCAGCAGACTCGCCGCTAAGTGACACAAAAAAAGCAGAATGGGCTACATATAGACAAAAACTAAGAGATTTACCAGAAACATATAAGGGCGAAACAGATTTATTAAAAATTGTTTTTCCCACGCCACCAGAATAAAAGGTACAATAAAGTTATGAAAAGACCAAGTATGAAATTACAGAAACGTAGAGTTTCTAAAAGACAACAGAGAGCTATAAATAAACTGCCTACTGATAAAAGATCTTATATTAAAAGAAGGGTTTTATTTGGCGATACGCTTAGACAAGCAAAGAAAAAGTCTAAATCGTTAAATATGTAAGTTATGCAAGACGTTGCACAACTAGTGAGTGAGCTTGGGCTGCCTATAGCTAGTGGTCTAGTTATGGCTTACTTTATTTTTCTTGTAATGAAACAACTTATGGATGGTTTAGTTAGCGAAATACAAACTGTTCAAGCAATATCTAAAATGCTTATTACCAGAGCTGCTACTATGAATAATGATATGATACGCATAGATACAAGCGTTAGTAGTGCTTTGGGTTTGTCGCCTGATTTAGATCGCATTGCTAGAAGTGAAAACTTTGTTGAGGATGGAAAAATAGATGCTAGGAGAGACTAATGGACGCACCAGTAGGTGATGCAGAAGCAGTTGTAGATGGGTTATTTGGTTTAATTTATTTATACCCGTCTGATTATTTAATTGTATTTGGTTCTTTAACTTTGTTTGCAGTGTACGGCCTATCAATCTATGCAGGTATTAAGTATATACAAAAGAAGTTTAAATAATGGACGTTGTTGCTTTAGTATCTGAGTTTGGGTTTAGTGCAGTTATGGTAGGAGGTTTAGGGTATTTTGTTTATTTTGTATGGCAAACAATAAACAACAAAATAGACCCAGCAGTACAGGAAATGAAGGTAACTATTATACGACTTACGGACCAATTACGTTTGTTAGATCAAGATATGATACGATTACAGCAAAAAGTAAACACGGTATTGGAACTAAAAGAAGAAAATAAGTTAAAAGATGAGAATGAAAAGTAATTGGCACTGGTTTTTTGGCATATATATTTATGTAGCTTTGTTTTTGTTACTGCTTAACGTTTACAGTAATGCAGACGAGTTGGTATATAAGTTTAAAAGTCCTAGTTTTTCAGGAATAAATAGCAGTTCGCATTATCTTACAATTGAGAATCAAGAAGCTACAAGACGCCAAACTAAAATTGAGGAGGCAAAGTCATTAATTGAAGAAGCTGAACGAGAAGAATCTAATTCTACCCTTAGCAGGTTTATTAGAAATTTTGAATCTAGGGTGTATGCACAGTTATCACGGCAGCTAGTTGAACAGCTGTTCGGAGAAAACCCAAGCACAGAAGGTAAATTGGAGCTAGAAGGAAATATTTTAGAATACACAGTAGAAGCTGAAGTAATTACTTTGACTATAACGGATGAAAACGGGGATATTACAACGATTTCTGTACCCACTGCTAGTTTTACTTTCTAGTTGTGCTTCTAAAAATTTGCTAGAAGGTAATGGTATACCTAGTGTAGTGATTCAAAGTTCTTCTATTATGCAATTACAGTTGCAAGAATTACAAGATTTACCTCCAGCAAAAAGACAACCTGTTATTGCAGTATATAGTAATAGTTTGCAGGACTTAACAGGACAAAGGAAGAGTAATAGTGAGTTTGCGTTGTTTAGTACAGCAATTACACAAGCACCTGAAGCATTTTTAATTCGTGCTTTAAAACACGCATCTAGCGGAAATTTTTTTAAAGTTGTAGAACGTGTTGGGCTTGACTCTTTGACTAAAGAAAGACAGTTAATTCGCAGCACACGTGAGACTTTTGATGAAGAAAGCCGTGTAAAACCTTTATTATTAGCAGGTTTGTTGATGCAAGGTGGAGTTATTTCTTACGATGTTAACACAAGATCAGGTGGAGCGGGTGCGCGTTATCTTGGAATAGGAACTAGTAAACAGTATAGAGAAGACACTGTTAGTGTATCATTAAGAGTGGTTTCAGTATCTACAGGAGAGATACTAATAGAAGTGCTTACTTCTAAAAAAGTTTTATCAGTAGGTCTTTCGCAAGATGTTTTTAGGTTTATTGATGAAGGCAGTCGTTTAATAGAAGTAGAAGGAGGAGTAGCAGAAAACGAAAGCACATCTATTGCTCTACAAAAAGCAATTGAAACAGGTATTTTAGAAATTGTAAAAATAGGTATTGAAAGAGGGTATTGGGAATATGAATGATAAATTTAATAAAGTTACAGCAGTTGTTCTTTTAACTTTACTTGTTTATGCAGTAAGTACTAATGCTGACGATAACGAAATATATGTAGATCAAATTGGTGCAACAGCTAGTATTGATTTAGAACAATTAGGAAGTGGGAATATTATAGGTGGTTTGAACAGTGCACACGGTTCTATGACCGCGTTCGACCTTGATGGTGCAACTATGACATTAGATGTGAACCAAATAGGTAATAATAACAAGATGTTAGGCGATATTAATGCAGATACATTTACTGGTGTATTTGATTTTGATGGGGATACAAACTCTTACACTATTCAAGTTGATCCTGGTAATGCGAATAGTGCAGATTCATCAAACGTAAATGTGGACGTGGACGGGTCAACTAACACCTTTACACTGGATTTAGCTACAAATTCTTTAGCTAGTAGTGCAGATATAGATACGATAGTGCAAGGTAGTAGTAACACTGTTCATATTGATTTAGATGTAGACTCAGGTACAAACTACATAGATCTTGATGGCGATTCAAATACAGTAGATGTTGTGCAATCAGGCTATGCTGGTGGTTACTTTAAACTAGAACATGATGGTAATACAAGGAGCTTTGACATTGATCAAACATCTACGCAAGACAATGACTGGTTACGCATTACTTCTTCTGGTAATAATGGGTCCGTGTGCGTACAGCAAAATGACCAGGGCTCAAGCGTTGGATGTTGATATTGGTAATATCACAGAATTAAACGGAAACACCAGAGTAGTAAGAGATAAGCCATATGAAAGTGAAATTAATTTTTCACTAAACTCTATGGACAAACTAGAAACCGCAGCGGGACGTATGGGTGTAACGTTTAGGGATGAGACAACTATACGTTTGACTGAACATAGCAACGTTGTAATAGATGAGTTTGTGTTTGATCCTGATCCCGCCAAATCAACAATGGCTCTTAATTTTATCAAAGGGACGGGGCGTTTTATATCTAGCAAAAAGCCACGCATTCCTAAAGATAACATTACAATTAGAACTCATGCAGCAGTAGTAGGTATAAGGGGAACAGACTTTACAATTACTGTAAAAGAGACGGGTGAAGCTTTGGTTATACTTTTACCTGATGAGTTTGGTAATGCTAGTGGAGAAATAACGGTAGATACAGCTTTAGGACAAGTTATATTAAACAGGCCGTATGAGAGCACAACAGTTTACAACTTTGAAACAGCTCCTACTCCTGCTGTTATTCTTGATCTTACTGTCGATATGATAGACAACATGTTGATTGTAAACCCACCGTCTGCAGCTGAAGATGGCACAGGTGAAGAAACTAGTGCAAATAATAATGGTATTTTAGATGTTGATTTTCTTGAGTTTGATGAACTCGATACAGACGAACTAGAACAAGATGATTTAGAGTATACAGAACTAGATATAGATTATCTTGCAGCTAATTTTCTTGAAGATTTGTTAGATATAATACAAGAAGTAGATGAGCTTTCTAAAGCAAGTAGTACTTTAAGCCAACAAGGTGTAAGAGGTACAGCTATAGGATTTGATAGCGATACTCAAATAAGCACTTTTGTTAATGAAAGTGAAGTTAAATTTATTAGACAAGTAGAAAACAACTTACAGCTACAAGTTTCTAAAGAAGGAAGTTATGATATTAGAATAGAACAAGGAGGTAAAACAAACCAGGTAAGCACAAATGGTGGTAGTGCTTCTTCAATTACAATTAAACAGGGGAGTTAAATGTACGAATATAAATGTAAAATAGATAGAGTAGTAGATGGAGATACAGTAGATGTAGTTTTAGATTTAGGTTTTTCTATACTACATAAAGCCAGGGTAAGACTGTATGCTGTAGATACACCTGAATGTAGGACTAGAAATAAAGATGAAAAAGCTAGAGGTTTATTAGCTAAAAATTTTATTGTACAAGCAGTTAATTCAGGAAAAAACTTTGTAATCCAAACACATTTAAAAGATTCAAAAGGTAAGTTTGGACGTATATTAGGGACTTTAATAATAGACGATTTAAATATTAATGAAGCTTTAGTAGATAATTACTTAGCAGTAGCTTATTACGGTCAAAACAAAGATGATGTAGAAGTATCACATCAAATTAATAGAGATAAACTAATAGAAACTGGGTTGTTTACACCTACAACGTAGCAATAGGTTAATGGTTTAATCTAAAAATTTTGATAAAACTATAGAACCTAGTATAAATGGGTATACAGCCCATATCATGTTTTCTAGTTTTTTAAATTTAGCAGACCCTTCATCGAGTCGTTTTTCAATGTATTCGTAACGAATTGCACACTCTCTTTCATGTGCTTCAATTTTTAATAAGGACTCTTTTGCTGTTGTCATAATAATTACCTAAGCTTTTCTAGCGTTTCTATCTCGTGGGAAAGATCTATTTTTGCTTTTGTTAACAATACGTAAGTTATATGGACTGGAGTTCATTGGATTACCATCTATGTGATGTACATCGTTGTTATCACCTTTACGTACTTGACCACTACGAAGCGCGGCACGCCTGACTTTGTTACGCATTGCTCTTCTTTTTTTCTGTTCAGGAGTGCCTTGGTATTTTCTATACTCTTCTTTGTAGTTACGTGCCATTATCTACCAACCTTGTTCATTGCTTTTTTATGGGATTCAGTGAACGTAGATCCGCGGTTCATCATAGCAACCATACTTTTTATATGCTTAGCAGTGTGATGTTTTGCATGTTTTTTCATTGCAGTTTGCTGGCGTTTGTTTAAAGAAGAAATATTTACACCTTTTACTTTAGCCATTATTTACCTACCTTTTTAAAATCATGTTTAGTTTCATACTCTATCTTAACAGATTTTAGTTTGTTTAGATAAAAAAGTGCTTTATCTAAGTCTTCTATTTTATTTTTGTTAGGGTAACGCCATAAATATTTGAGTACATTCCCGCGCAGCCAGCCTTCAAATTGTTCTGCAGACATAGCAGATTGAATTGCGTCTATACACTCAATGGGCCCCTGGTCAGCGTAATGTGGAGGTTTGTTTACAAAGTCAGTCATTTATTTTTCCGTTTGTATGCAAGCAATGTTCTTGCAGTATATTTATCCAATCGTTTAAATCTATACAGTTTTTAGTAAAATCTTTTTTTGTATAAGTGTTTATAGATCCGAAATTAGTGGTTAGTTGTATTACTTTGTCTTCGCATCCTGCAATAACGTACACAGGAACCTGGTGATTTACCTGGGTTGTAAGCCAAAGTTCTTGTTGTTTAGATAAACCAAAGTTTATTTTAGAAGTATCTTTTACGGGTAGTATAGGTTTGTATTTGTATTCTACAAACGCTGAAGCGGCTGGCCCGCTGTAGTAAGCATCAGCTACTCCTCCATGATAAGGATCGTTTATTTTCCAACGATAAACTTGGTTAGAAAGTTTTTTATGTATTTTATTTATAAACTGACTTTCATTCACGGAGTAAGAATAACATAAAAAAGGGGCTGTGCACGAGTAATTGTTGTTTTTATGGTGTTCGCAATTACTTATCTCTCCGTACACGGCCCCTCGCAACTACTATTTAGCAGCAGGTTTTTTAACCGCTTGGTAAACAGCTTTCGCTTTTTCATAGTCTTCGTCTACGACCCATCCTTGGCTTTCAACGGAGAGATTATGAAACTTTTGACCTGCACGGTTTTGTGTAGAGACAGAAGATAACTTCCATAAAGAAGAAAATCTATCGCCACCTAACTGTGCAATTTGAGTGTTCCACTCTCGTGATACACGCAATTTAGATGAAGAAAAGTCCATCTGGAAAGGAGTGTTTATAAGTTCTCCAGTTTCAGCGTCTTTTCTCATTAGTAAATGACTATGCGTTTGTATTACCTCAAAGTCATCTGGGCTGCCAGATTGTTGTTCTATAAGTGCATCTGCTTCACTTGATGAAGCACAGCTACCTACTAAACCTCCACCTTTGTCCCGTTTACGCCAAACAACAAATTCATCGTTGAAGTTAATATTCAACACATAAATTTCTTTGCCGTATAGCTCGTTAGTTACTGTATTTAACAACAACCCAGGCTCAGCTCCTTCAATGTACGCATCGTTGCTTTTATCAACTTCGGCGTTCATTTGTTGAAGAAGTTTAACTCTAGGAGTTTGCAAATCAGAAGCTGTAACGTTTTCATTGCCTAAGCCTTTGGCTTCTGCAACATGGGCTGGCACTGTACTAGATACCAGAGATACTGCTTTTTTGTCTTTGTCCATGTTTCATGGTCCTTCTTTCTTGGTTAATATTACTTTGACCTAAAATTAATTCGGGTCAACTCCGTTGGCTTTACACCAGGAACATCTAAGTTCATAGTGCGCAGCTCCCTATAAGCAGTAGCTGACATGCGTTTCTGTAACAACTCAAACTGTCCAGTGTCTCGGACGTGTTGTTGTACTTTATCCCAGTCTTCTACTGTAGGCACAATCTCTTTTTTCAAAGACACAGTGCATACCTCATTGCCGACTCGGTCTATACCTTGTTGGTCTAGCCTAACCATCAATGTTGCTTCTAGTTCTCTTTGACGTGACTTTAACTTTTTCTCTACTTCTTGCAGAGCTTTTATCTCTCCTCTAGTAGAAGTTAAAGTGTCTAATAAATTATCTATAGTTTGTTCTTCGTAACTCATGCTGCCTCCTGTGCATATAGTTTAGTAAGTACGTGTAGTAAGTTTTCCATCTTGCCTAACTTACCGTTAAGTTTTTTGTATACTTCTTTTTCCCAAGTATTACGTGCTGCAATTAGAATTGTTTCAGTCTTTTGCGTTTGACCAGCTCTGTGGATACGTCTATTAAACTGTTGAAAGTGCTCTGCATTATATGTAGGACTACACCAAATACAGGTTGTTGCTTTAGTAAGCGTAAGTCCATGACTTGCAGATTGTGGATGAGCAAATAGGACTTGTATTTGACCTGCTTGAAACCGCTGGACTATACCTGTACGTTTACTAGCAGGTGTTTCACCATCAATAACAGCGTACGAAATCTTTCTTTTCTCAGCCATTGTAACCAAAGCATCACGCTCATGTTTCCAGTTGAAAGCTACAATGCTGTGTTTACGGACTGAAACTAGATCCATTACCATGTCGTGACGCTGCTCGTGAAAGTATTGTACGTTACCTTCTTCATCGTATACCCCGCCAGAAACAAGTTGTAATAGTTTTTTGACTCTAGCTCCTGCGTGTACTGCATTAATAGTGCCCATTTTTGTGTACAACACAGAAGACTCTTGCAGCGTTTTGTACATTTTATACACTGCAGGAGACAAATCTGTGTATAAAGTGCGTACAATATTTTTAGGAAGATCTATACAATCTTCCAGAGCGTGTCGAATTGTAATGTCGCTTAGCATTTGTGCAACCGTTTCTTCTATACCTGGTTTGTCTATCCACTCATTAGCAAAACCATTAAAACGAGAAGTACATACTTGGTTTCTAAATGAGTAGAAACGATTACCCAAGCGTTCGCCGTCATCAACGCAAAGTGCTGGGTGCCATAAGTCTAATATAGTATTGCTGTTAGGAGTACCAGACATAAATATTCTGCGGTCAAAGTTATCAACTATAGCTTTAAGATTTTTAGATCGCTTTGAATCTTTGTTTTTAAATGCTGTAAATTCATCTACGACTAAAGTATCAAATCTTTCAAGGACTTCAGGGTTTTTAACTAGATAAGTAACAGCTTCAAAGTTAGTTACAACCATGTCAAAAGTTTTATCTTCAAATATTTTTTTACGGTTTTTAGCATAAGCTACACCGCAGTTTATAGTAGGTTGAAACTTTTTTATGTCATCTAACCAAGCTGCTTCTAGTATTGATAAAGGAGCAAGGACTAAAGTAGTGCAGCCTAGTGGAACGTGGGCATCTAATACAGAACGAGTTTTACCCGTGCCTGGATCAGATGTAATAAAACATCTAGGGTGGTTAGTAATAAAAGTGGTTGTGTCAGTTTGATGTGCGTAGGGAGGTGGAACGGAAGTATCTATACTCATATATTTGTATCCTGTATTTATTATTTGTAACTGTATTTGTATTTATCATTCTATTATAACTATTCTATACCATGTTGGCAAACTGGATATTCTCCTTTTCCGTAAGAGCACCATCTGCAATTTGTTTTAGATGGGTTAGGTAAGAACTCAGTTGCTGTTGTCATGGCTATTGCTCGTTGGTGTAGAGTAGGCATGAATACCATTGCTTCATCCCTAGTATAAGCTTGTCTAGTGACTTCTCCATGATCTAAGTACCATAGCTCTGTTTGAGCATGTTGTAGTTCAGGGAACTTAAAAAAACTACCGATGGCATAAGTTAAAGCTTGCTGTGAATGGCTTATCTCATTACCAAACATTTTACCTGTTTTGTAATCAATAACACGAGCTGAAGTTTCTGTTTCATGTACGATTGCATCTAACTTAATACGGCCCCAAGTTTCAGGTGTTAACCAACCACAAGGCTGCCAGTCAATTGTAAAACCCCATTCACCTTCAAGTTCTACAGTACCTGACTGGTATAGTTCTTTTAACTCTTTAAATTCAGATTTAAATTTATTAAGTTCAATAGGAAACTCATCTAGTTTACCGCTTACATAGTCTTCAGCTTTTTGATGTATTTCACTACCGCGTTTAGCAGCAGGACCGTAGTCTTCTTGTATACGTCTAACTTTAGCTATGTAGCTGCGGTAAGCACAAGTTTCAAATGTTTTGAGAGTCGAGTGAGACCAAGCTGGGATTAGTCCTAGCTCCTCTGGAGTCTCAGGCTCGATTACACTATCGAGATCTGGACGCTTGTCTTGTACAAGCTTTACCATAATTTACTTATTAGCAGTGTTCCTGTTTATAAGTTCCATATCTTTAGCATCAAAATGTTCTTCAGCTAATGACTCTTGTAGTTCTTTACTTAAAACCCAAGTTAGTAATACACCTCTAGGAGCTGATCTATGTTCACCTTCACCCATTCTTTTACGAGTGGTAGTTATACTTAATCGACTCATGGCTTTAGTAAAGTCTCTTACAGATAACGTTTTTCTGTTGTCTGTAAGTACATCATACACTAATTTAAGGTGTTGCATAGGTATAATCATCTCTGAACCTATAGAAGCCACCCAATTTTTTACATAACGTTGTGCTGTACTTATTCCGCCAGCGTCAAACGTGTTTGTAAGCGGTATATCTAAAATCTCTACAAAATACTCTAGGTTGTTTTGTTTTATTGCATTTGCAAATTCTTCTAGTACAGACATACTGACAAGCTTCATGTCTTTCTTCGCATCATTTTCTAGCGCCGTGTGTGCCATACGTTCGTCTACTTTAAAGTTTCTAAGTAGTCCTGAAAAAGCAAACAGTTCTAGCTCCAGCTCAGGCAGCTTTGTAAGTAATTCAGGTAGTGCTTTTTCTAACTTACGTTCTTGCCTGGGAGCTACGTTGTAACGTCTGTCGCCTTCTTCTATTTTAACTGCATCGGCTCGGTTGGTAAGAAATATAAAGTTACAATAACTGGGCAGCTCAACCTGGTTTGTACGCATAGCACGAACTGTAAGTGTTGGTTCTGTAATTTGGTGTTTAAGTTTGTCTGCCATACGACCTATGTTGCCAGAGTCACCCATTCTAAATTCGTCTACAACTAAGAAAAGGGCTGTACGCATGTATAAATTGTATTGTTCTTCTATATTTTCTAAAGAACGCATAGGAGCTTGAGCTTCTCCAAACAATTGTTTGAGTATCCTGTGTACAAACAAGCCTTTACCAGTCCCAGGTACGCCTGTAAATATCCATGCTGTCATAGTTTTACGTTTATTTTGGTATATATAAGCAAGCCAATTAATAAAATGTTCTACTTCTGTTTGACCATTACCTAAAATATGCTTAATAAGACTATAAGTATTTGGTATGTACTTAACAAAATTAGCTGCTTCTCCATACTCAATTTCAGGCATTTTTAAATCAGGCTGTAAAAGATATTTAGTTTTCCTAAACAAATTTACAAAGTAAGGAGACTGATCTAAATTAATACCTACACTAGATGAAGGATCAAAAACTACTTGTGCATCAGGTATAAAGTCAGGCATAGGGCGATTATGTGTACGCATAAACCCTTCTAAGGACCCTTTTTGTGTAGGTGTAAGCGGAAACTCATCAGTAAATTGTTCTTTATTTGTATCGAACACACCATTGTAAAAAGTGTCTGTATAAAAGTCCCTTAATACTACTGGTCTGACTTCTTTTCCGCCGTCCATTTGTTTTGCAAAGATCTCGAAGATGCTTTTGTAAAAGTCTGGATCTGCTTTTTGTATTTCAAATACAGGCTCACCTTTAAAATTGTACATATAGTGAGGGTTGGTAAGAATAAAATAGTAGGCACCGCTGTCTCCTCCGTTTATATTACAGTTAACATAAGGTTCACTAACTCTACAGATTTCTATAGTCATTCTGTCAGGGTTTTGCAAAACTTCTTGAGATTCGCCTCCGATGTTTACAGTAGTAACACGCTCGCGTTTCTTAGTAAGTCCTGCTTTTTTACGTAAACCATCCTTAATTTGTACTCCAACGCTATGAACTTTCTCTGGGTTAACATCCTTTAACAAAGGATCTATATCCACGGTCGGTTCACCACGAGTAATACATACAAACCTTTCACCAGCTATAGGATCTTGTGCACCGTTTACAAATTTAGGTGGTGCAATATAAATAAGCTTTGAGTTATCTGCTAAGCTAACGTCTAGTGGATAAGCTATACTTTGACCATTAGCTGAAAGTTTAAGTTGGTTAGCTAAAAAATCTATTTCGTAGTTTAAAACTTTAAACCACTCTTTTAGTACTTTTGGGTGTACTGAATGTTTTAATATAAAAAACAAATGCATTGATACTTTGTTACCTTTTAGTCCTAAAGATGCAGATGCTTGTGCAATGTAGCTTACATCTTGAAACTCTGGGGGCATGTATGTAACAAACTGCTCAGCAATAGTTTGTATATCAAATGTATTTAGAGTTGATTTAGAAGATGCTATTGGAAACTCAACTCCGTCTAAATCTAAAACTAGCAAATCTGTTTTAGCTACACGATCCGTCATCATAGCTCTAGATTCGTTTTTTAGTTTTTTCTTTAGTAATCCTTTATGTAAAGCCGCTCCTGACTTTGCATATTTAATTAAGTAGTCGTAAAGTTTTGTAAACCCTTCAGGTGTTTTATCAATATTATGGTGGTGTGAGGTAAAGTTCTTAGCTAGAGGATAAGGCTTTTTTTCGTTTGGTGATATTTCTTTAATAAGATGTTGTTTTGCTTTAAGAAAGACAACCTCCATAATATTTCTCCTTTATTTACGTTTGTTATATAGCTCTTGACGATCTATTTTTAAATCTAAATCTGCTTCAAAAGCTAGACGTACTTGTTTGTTCCCTAAAGAAGTAACCATAATTTTACACAGTATTTCATCTGGCTGGTCTTCTTTGTAAAGCACAATAGATTCATTAATTCTTCTTGTAAGAATAAGATTACTCATTACTTGTCGTATACCTTACTGTAGCCACCTTCAGCGTCTAGGGGCAGATCTTTGCACCACGAAGGGGGTGTTTTCATTATAGCTATAATTTTATCTAATGTCTCGTTTGGATTTGTAATAGGACCTACACATATAATCTCATCGTGCACTGTAAGTACAACATCTACTTCAGGCATACTGTTATTAATGGTAAGCAGCTGATCTGTAATGACAATGCGCGACAATGCTTGTATAACATTTTCACATACACGTGGTCCATGAGTCCGTATCGGCGGTCGATTTATTTTTTGGGTGTACAAGAAATCACCGTAACTGTATGTTAAATGAGGATATTTTAAGAACATACCATTAGGCAGCTGAAGGGCGTTGTTTGAAACTGTAATGGGGCCAAATACATTACCGTGTTGTGCTCGATCCATCATTCCGTATAAAAACTGTTTACATACATTCCAAAGGCTGGGGATGTTTGGGTACATAGTGCGATAAGCAGTTACAATAGATAGTGCAGTTTCTTCTGTAACATCCACTGCAATTGCTCCATTTTGTAGCGTATCTTTGTAACGATCTTTACCCATACCGTAACCGAGCCCCAAGATAGCGGTTTTACCTACATATCTTTCAAGCTTGTCAGCTTTAGTAATAGGACGATTGTATATTTCAGAAGCAAATTCTGAGTACACATCCCTACCAGCAGCAAATGACTTGAGCAAACTTTGTTCATTTGCAAGCCAAGCAAGCATACGAGCTTCTATATTAGATAAGTCAGCTACATAAAGTAGTTTATCATCTGGAGCTTGTAATGCAGTACGAAGCTTAGAGCCCCTGGGAAGGTTTTGTAAGTTAATTTTTTCTGAGCCACCAAACCTACCAGTATGGGCCGCGTAGTAACGTAATGGAACTGAAAACGTACCGTCTTTGTTAACTGAAGTTAGAAAACGTTCGGCACGCGTTTCTTCTATGCGTGACTTTACAGCTTCCCTGGCAGCCCATACGTGGTTGTACTGAGGATACATATCCATCATTTGTGTGTAACCTGCATCTGATTTACTGAATGCTGGTATCATTTCACCCGTGCGGGGCGACTTTTTTGTAGGTACAGTAATACCCAGGGATTCAATGTATGCTGCAAACTTAGGTTGTGAAGCGAGTGTTTCTCTGTCTGTACCGCTATCCGCAATCTTCTGTGCGGTTTCAGCAGCTATTTGTTCTTTGTGGTCTATCAAAAGTTGGCGGTTGAGTATTAGTTTAGGTTCTACAAACATGCGGACTGTTAGATCAATAAGGTCAAGTTCGCTTTTAGGAAAGTTTTGAATCATTTTGTGAAAGATTGCACAAGTTAGATCGACATCTTGTATACAATATCCAGCTATTACTTCTTCTAATTCAGGATCTAAGTCACGTACACCTTTAGCATTAACTAATTCATCGCCTTTACGCATACTTTTGTCGTCTGGATATAAGCGTTCGCACACACTCTTCAAAGCTGCAGATTGATTTGGATATAACCCACGGCTCATTGCAGCAGTGTCGCAGTAATATCTAGGTTTTACGCCATGTATTTGCGTCATAATGTAAGCATCAAATAAAGTGTTGTGGCACACAAGTGTGGTCTCATCCCAGGGTATCTGTTCAAACATAGCAGGTATGTCTTCGCCTGAGATCCACTCTGTAGGTTCGTCATTCCACTTAACACCAACGCCCCATACATAAAACTGATCACTGTTTACATAAGCTGCAGTAGACATTTTAGTAAGAGAATAACCAACATCGTAAAATGTTTCGTAATCTAAAACTAAAGTATTTTTATGCAATGTAGTCATGTTTGTCCCTTTTTTAGTTTTATCCAATGGGCATAGTCCCCCTTTTTAGCTCGCTCCCAACCGATTTGCTTACTATGAATCATGTTGAAGGCAGTGGAAAGTGGCACGTATTTAAATTGTATATAATCAACATCTTCGTCTGAATACGAATATGGGCGTTTTGTGTTACGTTTGACGTAAACATATGTGGCCATAAATACTCCTTATTTATGCTTGACATTTTCTGAAAACAGCTTATGTTAAAACTAGAGTAACATAATTTTTCATAATTAACAGAGGTAAGTAAAATGGCTACTATAGCAAATTTAACTAAAAGTGGTAACGTTGAAGGTAATTCAGCTTACAAACAGTTTCCTTCGGGTGGCTTATTCGTTCGTAAAGCAACTATTTCAACTGGTACATTAGTTGTTAATGATGTAATTCAAGCGTTAGACGTATTTGCAGGTGAAGAACTGCATGCAGTAAGAATTAAATCTACTGATATTGATACTGGTGGATCTCCAGCAATTGTACTCGATGTAGGTTATGGTAACAGTGATTCTGCTACTGCTTCTACATCAGACGATATTATTGATGGTTCAACTATTGGACAGGCTGGCGGCTCTTCAATTGCTAGTGTTTGGAGCTCCGATGACGATGCTGGCACAGCATTCGCAGAAGGTCCTCTAGCGTTTTCAGCTGATGACACAATTGATATTCATGTACAAGTTGCTCCTGCTACAAGTGCAGCTGGAACAATAACAATATATGGATACTTCAGCTAAAGGTGTTCCCCCCAAAATTTAGTTAATCTCCTTTACTAAACAATGGGATAAAAGGCGGCTGAGAAGTCGCCTTTTTTTATGTAAAAGCTAAGACAGTCGTGTATCAGGAGGGCAGTAGGCTGCATGGTTCAAACTGCTTCTGAGATCTCTAGCCTCTTCGGTCGTAACTGACTGTCTTAACGTAAAAAACGGCTTATCAGTCTAGGCATGCATCTGTTTTAACTGACTAACTTAGCTTCTCCCTTATACGAGTGCGACTCAGCCTCTGAGAAGTACCATAAAAAAGCGGGGGAACATTGTGCATGGAAGGCGCGACCTTCTTTGACTATATGATTACACACGCTAGTCTACCGAGATTTTGGTGTAACCCCCTATCCTGCAAGGAATTCAATAAGGTTCGTTTCGTCACACAAGTGAACCACGCTTGCCATGAGGTTACAAATAAAAAAACCTGTGACTTAAGGTATATAGGTTCGTTTCGTCACACAAGTGAACCACGCTTGCTCAATAAGGTACGAAAATTAAAACCTTGTGACTATTATAGTGCGTTTGGCCACACAAGTGCACCAAGCTTGCGGAAATACGGCATGAATAAACCGCGTGGCTTCTATGTTTGGCTAATACCATAAAATTTTCTCGGTCCATCTGGCACTAAGTCCCATTCACTTTTAGGTATTTTTCTACCATTATGGTAATAAATAATTTTAGGTTTATACTTAATAAACTCATCTGAAGCTTGTTTAACTGTACCATCAAAATCTAATAAAGCTCTAACATAATTTTGCACAATATCATTGAGCTCACTGCGAGTAAGTAATTTTTTATTGTTAGTATTATTATATTTTTGACCTAAGTTAAGACGTTCTTCGTCAGTTAATTCTATAGATATATTGGTCTTCATTTTATCTCCTTTGCATTACGAATCTTTGGCGAGCAGTTTTCCGAGCCCCGTGGGCGAGGGAAACGGAGATGGGTAATGTACGCAGTACATTACGCATCGGCTGGGCCAAAGTTTGTAATGCAAAATAATTAATTATAATGTTTTCTAATATAAGCTTTAACTTGACTTGGAGTTTTAAATCTTTTTGTTTTTTCCAAATCCGTATACTTTTTACCTTTTGGTCTAAAAAAATAACCACTACGGCATTTTTCTATATAGCCAATGATTATAAGTCTAGACGAACCGTTGTTGGCTCTAACGATTTCTTTGTATTCAAAATCTAAAAAAACCATATCAACGTACCTCAAAGCCGCCTGAAGCACGGCAAAATTTACCAAACTCACGTACATTGTCAGCATCAAAAGGATAATGTGAACCCATATGGTCAGCTTTACCTGAGCCATCACAAGCGTTACATTTACCTTTTACATACTGGTCATTTCGTTCACCTTTACCACCACAATGTTCGCAAGTGATTTTAGGTAGAGCTTTTCTAGCTTCCTCAAACTTCTTTGCATAATCGTCTAGCTCTCCTGACTCATCAAGTTGTTGAATTTTATCTGCAATATAGTGTGCTTTAACTGCATTTATATGATGGCCATCGTTGTAAGTGCCACCATTTTTATCATCTTCAGATAGAATTTTAGGCGCTACAGCTTCGCATATGTAATGCCATAAAGGGCGCCAATACCATACGTTGTTACGAAAGTAGTAACCTGGATGGTCTTGTTCAAATTGGTCTGTAGCTTTGAAATACTTGTCCTTTTCTTCATCTGTTGGCTTTGAATCCCAATCTATAGTAGGACGTTCGTATTTTAGGTCTGGGTTAGATCCATAGATATCGAATCCCATAGTCATCTCCTTTAGTTTGTTCCCAATGTTTAATTAATACTTGTATAGCATGTGCTCTAGTAACTCTTAAATGAGTTCTTTTTTGAAGTTCTTTTTGGACTCCTTCAAAAGTTGCTAGTGCTTCTTGTACAGCTGGTGAGTCAGCTCTTCCTAAATTTAACATAATATGTTTAGGTTGTTTCTTTTTCATTTTTTACTCCTTTGTCCAATCAGGTTGATACTCTTCCCACTGCACAGTTGGTTTAGAAAAATTAAGTTTGTACATTTTGACTGGCTTAGATTTGATGGACATTTTCTCGTGCACCATTGTTTTCTTCATAATAAACAAAACAATAGAAGCACATAAACCACCAACCATAGCAGCAGCCATACCGCTGAAAGTCCCATAGAATGAGACCATCAGGGTAAGAGTGATAAGAATGTCGACAAAAATATCGTGACCGATAGCTTTGCGACCGCCGATTTTAAGCGCAAGCAGCAGCAGACCGAACGCGCTGAATATTCCGATTAAGAGCATTGTTGCGATTCCTCCACATTAAGTAAGCCATATAACCAAATTGAATTGCTTCAATAAGGATCCATAAAATAGTTGTAACAGAACTGAGAATGTTCATTTTGAATTACTCCATAAGACATAGAAACAAACACCTACTAGACACACAATAGTAAACAAAGTAATAGCGTGATGTATAGTAGACACCAAAGCGAGAGCACCAAGTAAAGCGATGCTACCGCACAAAATTGCATTTTTATACTCATGCAGGAGTTTCTTACATTTTGACAATTTCACCATAAGGGGCTTCCTCTAAATTAGTTGACACCCAAAGAACTGGATAGGGAGGTTCTGGACCAAAATCATCTGACTCTAGATCAGTAAGATACACAGCTGCAGTGATTTGAGGGCAGTGCTGTTTGATATACTCAAACGCAGGCTCAAAAGCAGTACCACCACCACCTTTGTGGGTAATTTTAAGTGGCAAGTCTTCGCGTGTGTATTGTTGGTAATCCTGCACTTCATAATCGCACTGAATAAAATGTATACGTTCAGGGTTAAGATCATGCAGTACATGACATGTTTCAGATACAAACTGTTCTTTGTACTCATCAGTAGATCCAGATGTATCTGTAATAATGGCAATCTCAGACAAACAAGGATTGTGCAAAGAAGGTAAGTACATACCTTGTGCAATAAACCTACGATTAGGTTTAATCCATGTAAAGTCTGATTTGTTGTTAGCACGTAAGAATCTAGCAAGAACCATAGCCCAATCTATTTTAGGAGCGAGCACTTTTTCAATAAGCTCTTGCATTTGACCAGGCAATTTACCTGCACGTTTAGCTACTTCAGCAGCTTGTTGGATAGCAATTTGTATTTCAGCTTCAAACTTACCTGAACCTTTGCCATCGGACACCGATCCGTGGTCGATTACTTCACCACAACCACCAGGGTCGGAACCGTCAATCAGTAGTACACCATTTATAGGATCTTGACCTATGTCTTCGGGAAGAAGATTGTATACTTGTTCGGTTTCCATACCGTGGTATTGTGGATCATCAAGCTCACCATGAGGCAAAACCATACCGCATTGTTTCAATGCTGGATTGATTACATAGTCAGCTGCGATGTTCCAACGTTTTGGATCTCGTTCCTGTCTACGAAGCATATGCAGTAAAGCCACGTGCATTACCTCGTGTGCAATAAGACCGATACGTTGTATAGAACTAAGTTTAAGAAACCACTTAGGATTGAACATAATTACTTTGCCGTCTGTACAGGCAGTAGGCACATCTGGATTCTCTATGGGTGTTAGCCGTAGAGACAGAGTGCCAAAGAAAGGCTGATCTAGTATAAGACCAGCCCGTGCTTTGGTATAAGCTTGCATTGCTTCAGACATCAGTCGTCCTCCAGTAAAGAAGCAGTTAGAAGAGTGTCATTGATACCAACGTCATCCATTGTAGTATCAACGGCTTGTTTTTGTTTTTCTTGTTTACGCTTGCGATACACTTTCTCATTGACTTTAGCAAGACGCTCACTGTCGACAAGATTACGTATCCCGTCCCAAGCTTTAAGTGCTTGATTTAGCGTAGTAAATTGCTCAAGTAAAATTGAAAGTTTTGCTATTTCAAAACCACGTAATAGTGTTAGTTTAGAAAACTCAAGCATTGTTTCTTGCACTGAAGTCAAGTTTGGACAATTTTGTACATCAGTTTGTGCAAATTGAAGGTCATGTATTTCAGAACCACCATAGCTTTGACCAGCTACAGCAAAAGGACGTTCTGAAGAAGTAAAGAGTTTTACGGTTTTAGACTCAGGCTCTAATACAATCTGTCGAACGTTGTTTTGAGGGTCTTTAGATAACTGTGCAGCTCGGTCTGTACCACAATACTCAGTAGCGTCTTCGTTACGATGTTGGTTGTCAAAACCATAACTGACGTCATAAAGAGGTAACTTAATTACAAACTCGTTAGCATTTTTTATTTGCTCAAAATCACGTACATTTGCAAACACAGGGTCCATGTAAAACTGATGATACTTGTCGTACAAAGGTTTAAAGTACTGAACATACAAAGCATCACCAATATTGGTGTCAATTTTAGGTTGCGATGAATAAGCACCTACTTGCAACAACGGATTAACTTTGTTGAACGCATATTTGTAGTTGTTTTTGATATCATATTTTAGTTGTTGAGACATTCTAACTGTAGCCATATTCCACTCCTTTATAAAAGTACATTAGAATTATTAGTAATCCACGATTTCATCGCGGGGTCAGAGATGAGTTTTTTATCCGTAGATAAACAACTCTTTACAGCAACTACCTGAAACTCAGTAGGTAGCTTAGTTACAACTCGCATGATGTTTTTGATTTTATTCACACAAGCTTGAGCTGCCAGAGCACCTGTAAGAGCATACAAGACGGCTGGATTGTCATCCTTCTTGTACGTTGCAGGATTAGCAATCAGCGCGTCTATGTCAGGTAAGGAACTATAGATTTGTCTGAAAGCCATGTATTCGCCTGCAGGACCGTCACCGACTAGTGAAGAGACTCCGTAGAACAAAGTGTCTTCATTGATATTCGGGCTTTTGAGCCTACGGTCAACGTAAGACCAACTACGAGGAGTAGGAAAAGCATAGTTCTCTGCATTGAAGTCATACAGCAGCCCTGGTCGATATCGTAAGAACGAAATCAATGTAGGGTCAACATCATTAGCACTAGCCCATTCACACCAGTCATCAATATGTGGTTCGAGTTCAAAGTGTGAAAGGCGGTTTCTTACAGGTGATGGCATTTGATAGACAGCTGCGGCATCAGTTAGTCTGTTACCAGCAGCAACAATAGACCACCCTTGTGGTAACTTATAGTCACCAACTTGACGGGTAATCAATAATTGGAGAAACGCATTCTGAGTGGCAGGCGGGGCTGTAGGTAATTCGTCAAGCAAGAATATACCTTTGTCGCCATCTCGTTCAGCGATAGGAAAGACGTCAGGCACAGCCCAACGTGTAAACCGTTTCTTAGTAGACGATTGCTGGGCCACGTACGGTACACCACGCACATCGACTGGGTCGAATAGGTTTGTTCGGAAATCGAGTAGAGTTCGATTTGTTTGTTTAGCGATTTGATCTTGAATCTCAGATTTACCAATGCCTGGACCACCCCAGATCATAGTATTAAGACCACAAAACATGTTTTCTTTGATCTCTTCGATAAGATGCTTTGGACGTATAGTGTGCATATTCTACTCCTCTATGCTTATTTTAATGATTCGTTTTCGTATTTCTTCGTTAAAGGCTTCTATTGCAAGCTTTTCATAATCAGTATCAGGCTGCCTTGGATAAGGTGCCAAGAAATCAATCTCGATTTTGAAGTCAGGATCTGCTGAATGATGAAAAACAGCTTTGTAAAATCTAAGTACATAATTTACTTTTTTCATATCTACTCCTAAATAATAAAGCACAAAATTAACTGGATACAAATGATTAACTAGAACTAAGTATTTAGCTGGCACATGTACACAAACGGCACATGTTAACTGCCAACATAAAAAAACCCTGTACCCGACTTTTTAAGGTCAGATACAGGGTCAATGAATAGCCTGCACTGTTTACTTCGTCAAATATCCGACTATTCCAAGATATAAGGGTGAAGGAGCAGTTTTTGTGACATAGAGGGGAGAATCACTAGAAGAAACCTCTATGCGTCATGCTCAGGACTTTCCAAATTAGGCAGATTGAGCCATCTTCTTACAATGGTCAGCAGTAGCCTTGTTCATGCTGTTGTTTGTTTTTCCAGAAGTGTCAGCATGTTGATTGAAGTTCCACTCTGCCAAACGTTGCATGCGTCTCTCGACTTCTGCTTGGACTCGTTCACGTTTTAGTGAGGTGTCTTTCAAGCCGAATTTGTCATCGAGACTGTTGATGGCGTCTCTGCATAATCTGAACTTACGACCGAGAGCAAACATTTTGTCCTCGCGTTCAGTTAGCCAAGTTGGAATATCGTCAGTCATCGTAAGCGCCGATATAGAATCGGAGTACTCATAGTTGACAGAGATAAACTCTGCAAATGTACGAGTCAGATGTTGTAAGACTGAGATACCAGTTGTTTGAGGATCAACCTCTAGCAAAGGTAGCAAACCGTTAGCATAAGCTTGAACTTGCTCAGCGTAATAGGCTTCTTCTTTGGTGATGTCTTCGCCAGAGAACATCATTTCCGTATCAACTTTCTCGTCATAAACGTTCATGACGCCTTCGATGAGCGAAGGTGTAAAAGTTGGGTTACCGTTGGCGTCCAGCATGTACTTCTTAAAGAAGAAGTCAGGTAGAGCGACATCGGGTTTTGCTTCACGAGCCTCAGCACCCTCTGGATCAGCATTCGTATCTGGTACGTGTGCAGATTCAGGTGTTTCTTGGGTTGGGACTAGTTCTGGACCAATTTCTTGATCCGATGGGTCAAATATATCTACGTTAGCCATAGACATTTACTCCTTATAGTTAAGGTTAAAAGAAAAACTACACTAAAACTCATATACGCGGGCTCCCAGCCCGCGCACAGAACCCACTAATCGTGGGTAGTGTACGGTTGAGACATAGCTTCTTGGTACTCTTCTTCAAAACGTTTAACGTCTTTTTTAAGAGCTTTGAAGTCTGATACAGACATGTTATCTATGTCATCGAGGGTTGAACAAAGGCAGTAGAACCATGTGATTCCACCGCCTAGTAAAAAGGCAAACAATTCACTCATAATCAATTCTCCTAATTGCTATATGATTTGAATTCTAAAATTACACCATCTTCATCTTGCAATGAAAGATTTGTAATACGAACAGTTGATTGAACCGACTCACGGTCAGGACAACTAGACAAAGACTCAATCAACCCAGAATCATTAGATTGATTAAAGTCCAACGGTTGACGTTTCTGTTGAATACTCATTTCTACTCCTTATTTTATAGAATTAATAACACCCAATCCAATATACTCGGGCTCCCAGCCCGAGCTTTGCTGTACCACAACTAAGAAACAAGTGGTACAGTTGTAAGTCGCTGATAAATATAGAAAAAAAGAAAATCTGTACCAGCACCGAAAAAGTAGTGGTACAGGCTGAATCCCTTTCTGGGAGGGGCATAGACATGAATCTGTACCAGATGTACCACTAAAATAGGAAATTAGAACAAGAAAAACGAACCACGGTCCGCGGTCGGTTAAAAAAGTATGTCAGATCTAAGCGGTACAGTTGGTACAAATCGGAGAAAAGGTTTCTCGTTGCACGAACGGCGGGCGGTCTAGCTGTACCATTAC